CTAATGATGCTTCACTTCGTGAGGCAGATAACTTTGCTGACATTAAAAGAAATTTCAGAAATGAAGTAGAGAACTTGATTGCAAGTTTAAGTATTGGAGATGCTATTCTAACAGAAGCAAGCAGGGCAATATTTAAATCAATTCTTGGTTACTACTCCCGCGATACCTATACCGCTAAAGCATATAAAGGATACTAATGGCTGAATCAATAAAACAACGTGAGTTAAGAGACAAACAAAGAGGTCTCAAAGCATTAAATGCCCGTGATGCCGCAAGCATGGACTTACAACGTAAGCAAATGGCTATTTGGGATGATGGTAACGATGATAGAAGATATAAGATAGCAAAGGATGAACTTAATAGATTAGATGCTCAGGTTCAAGCCCGCCTTGCTGAAATAAAAACAATTGATACTGAACTGTCTGCCATAGCAGATGCTGAGAAACAAGAAAAAAGAACTAAAGAAATTGCAGATAAGAAAAAAGAATTAGCAAAAGCACAAGAAACTCTTCAAAGAGATAAAGCCACAGCATTAGAAGCAGAAATTAAAACCTTACAAAATGCACAGATAACTGCAGATGGTGGTACTCCTGATGCCGAGCAATATGCTGGTGATAATGAGTTTGTAAAAGATGTTAATGCTAAAGGTTTGAGTTTAACAAACCAGCCTGATGGTAGTAATTGGGTTAGCGGTACTGAAGGTAGCGACCAGGCTCCACAATATATCTACATAGGACCTGAAACTAGAACTCCATTATTTATGAAAGAAAAGGCTGGTCAACTTGCCAGTGATTACACTCCTTCTACCTCTGACCTTGACACACTAAGAAGAAGAATTATACAAGATTCTATTAAATCACCTCGTGGTCTTAAAGGTTTGTTTGATGACCTAAGAGGTGCTGGTCTTAGAATTACTCAAAAAGATTACGATAGACTTGATACTACTAGTGAAAGTTTTAACCGTTCATTAGCATATGCTTTGCAAAAGCATACTAAGGCAATGATAAATGATTTAGAACAAAATAAAAACATTAATCCAAAACCGTTCTTTAACTATCTACAAGAAGACCTTAAGAGTGCTGGTCTTGGCGGTCCACAGGTAGATTACAATGAGTATGTAACTAAAAGGGATGAGGCAGATTCTGACCTAAATAGATTCTTTATAGACTATGTAGGAAGACCTGCTACAGAAGAAGAACTAAATAAATACTACAAAGATTTAAGAGCGCTGGAAAAGAAAAACGCTAAGGTTACTACTACTAAAGATACAGATTCTGGTGGTACCTCAAAGGTAACCACAGGTGAGTATCAATTAGATACTGAAGATATACTTCAACTACAGCGTAAAATTGCTGGCAAAGCACTTGATGGTTCTGATATTGATACAGTACTAAAGGGTGGTTCAGGTGCTGCTCAAGCAGTTAATAGCACACTAGCCTATGCTAAGAAGTATGGCGTAACACTGACTAATCAAGATGCCTTGAAGTATGTAGCAAATTCATTAAAGAATAATGAAAATGATACTAAAGCAATCAATGCAAAGATACTTGCTATATCTAAGGCTACCTATTCTAACCTAGCAGATGTTCTATCTGAAGATGTTGACCTTGATGATTTATCTGCTAACTACAAATATACAATGCGTCAGATTTTAGAGATACCTGAAAATCAAATTGATACATTGAATCCAACCATTCAATTAGCGCTTAAGAATAACGGAAATAAGGGAGCAATGAACTTGACTGAATTTGAACGTGTCCTTAAAAAGGACCCACGTTGGGGTAATACTTCAAATGCTCTAGAGACTGCTGCTGGATATGCCAACAGTATTCTTCGTAACTTTGGATTGATAGCATAATGGCCAGACCAACTAGAGACGAATTTGGTAATGTAATTAATTTTCAAGGTGATGTTGTGCCACCAAAGCCAATGTCGCCCGAAGAAAAACTTGCTCAATATACCAGCACTGTTATGAGCGCGGGTGGAACGCCAACTGCAACTATTGAAACTTTTGGTGGTAAAACTGAAGAGCAAAAAAAACAACAGTCTGATACAGATAAAGCAAATAGAAATGCTTTTGCTTTACTTAAACAAGTTTTTGCTCAGTATGGTTTAGATGATTTATCTATTGTAATAGAAAGTTTAATGAAGGAAGGGTATGAGCCAGAAGAGGCAACCCTTGCATTAAAAACTGACCCTAGATATAACAAAGCCTATGTTGCAAGATTTAGAGGAAATGAATTAAGACGTTCTGCTGGGTTAAATGTATTAAGCGAAGCAGAGTACTTAGCACTAGAAGATGATTACACAAAGACTCTTAAATCATACGGTCTTGAAAGTTATTTTGGTGTAGATAAGGCTACTAAACAATCAGCAATAGCCGATGTTATTGGTGCTGATGTATCTGCTATTGAATTTACTGACAGAGTATCTACTGCTGTAGATAGAGTTAAGATGGCTGACCCAGCAACCAAGAGTGCATTCCAACAATTCTATGGTATTGGTGAAGCAGACCTTGTTAAGTATTTCTTAGACCCTAAGAAGGCTTTAGTAAACCTTAAAGAGAAGGCAACTGCTGCTGAGATTGGTGGCGCTGCAATAGGCCAAGGATTAGCAGCCACTGCTACTACCGCTGAAGACCTTGCTAGATTTGGTGTTACTAGACAAGCAGCACAGGTTGGTTATGAAACCATTGCAGGAGAATTACCTACTGCTACTAAGTTAGGTCAGATTTATGATGAAGAAGGAATTACTTACGGTCAAACAGAGGCAGAGCAAGCAACCTTTAAAGGGTTAGCATCTGCTAAACGCAAAAAAGAACAATTGGTAGAGCGAGAAAAAGCAGCCTTCCAAGGTTCATCAGGAGTAGCACAACCTGGATTATCAACTACCTACATGCGTAGGTCTAGTTCTGCAGGTTACTTCTAAATAGATTCCCTACACGGACCTACCAGCCCCGTGAGGTGTATAAGTCTGGGAGTAGAAGCCAGCCAGTTTCCCCGAACTGAACTGCGGTCTGCGAACTAATCAACGAATAGAAAGGGTGGTTGCTATGAGCAACAATTACTGGGAAGACGAAGACGAAGACCAAGATAACGATACACCTCTGCAAGGTGATGACTTAGTTAAGAAACTAAGAAAAGCCAAACGTGCAGATGAAAAGCGTATCAAGGAACTTACTGAGCAACTTGAGGGTTTATCCAAGGTGCAGCGTGAGAGAGTCGTCAAGGAAGTCCTAGAAAAGAAGGGTGTAAACCTTAAAGCAGCAAGACTAGTATTAAAAGACTTAGATGATGTTAATGAGGAGACAGTTTCACACTGGCTCGATGATAACGCAGATTTGTTTGGAATCAATGTTCCTGCTCAGTCTAATGCAGATAACGTATCTCTTGCGGCATTACGCCAACAAGATATCGTTACTCAAGGCGCAGTTACACCAGACCGTGAACAAGATTTTAATTCAAGGATTGACAATGCTCAATCTGCTGATGAGTTAATTGCACTTATTCGCTCACAACAATAATACTCATAGTCACTTGGAGGTGACAAATGGCTAATTCATATGTATCAACAGGTTCTGCCTCTTTAGGAGGAACCGCTGGTGCTGCTGGTCTAGTCCAGAAGGCGTATGACCGTCTTCTTGAGTTTGCTCTCCGTTCTGAACCACTAATTCGTTCAGTCGCAGACAAGCGTCCAGCACGCCAAGCAATTCCAGGTTCAACAGTTGTTCTACAACGCTATGTTGACCTAGCCGCTGCAACTACAGCCCTCACAGAGGATACTGACCCAGATGCAGTAGCAATGTCAACACCAACCTCAGTAACCATTACTCTTAATGAGTACGGTAACTCAGTGTTGGTAACACGTGCATTAGAGTTATTCTCTCTTGCAGATGTTGACCCTGCAATCGCAAACATTATCGCTTACAACTTGGCAGATTCTATTGACTCCGTAGCAATGACAACATTGCGTGGCGGAACCAACGTAATTTACTCAGGTTCAACAGCAACATCAACTGCAACAATTACTGCAGCAGCAACTCTAAGTTCTGCTAACGTTCTAAAGGCAGTTGCAAAACTACGTGCCAATAAGGCAGTACCTCGCAAGGGTTCAAACTTCTGGGCTGGTATTCACCCAGAGGTATCTCACGATTTCCGTCTTGCTACTGACACAGGTAACTGGTTAGTACCAAACCAATATGGTGCTTCACAGGACCGTGTATGGGCTGGAGAAATCGGAGTATACGGTGGAGCATACTTCATTGAGACTCCACGTATGTACAACGCAACTGATGGTGCTTCATCAGCACGTAACTACCGCACAATTATTTGCGGACAGCAAGCACTTGCTGAGGCTGTGGCAGAAGAGCCACACACAGTTATCGGACCAGTAGTTGACAAGTTGATGCGTCATCGCCCAATGGGTTGGTACGGCGTACTTGGCTTTGCTCGCTACCGCGAAGAGGCTCTATACAGAATCGAATCAGGTTCTTCAATCGCTTAGTTGATTGACGGATTAGCACTGTTTTTACGGCGAATACGTAGCAGTGCTAATCAGTAAGTTCATTAAGGAGAATAATGGCAGATTATGTTTTCAAAACTCCTACGGTCCGTGAAGGACCAGCAGGTGGTGCAAGATTATTTTATTTTTATAAACTAGATAAAGGTATTAGTATTGCTAAATCTGGTGCTACATATTCACAGGTTAGATATCCAGTAGATGAAGATATAGCAGACTACGATGAATTTTACCGTGGTGGTTATAACCATACAGTTGATGATACAACTAAGGCAGCACTAATTGCTGGTGGTGTAGGAGTAACGGAAGCGAACTTTACAGCAATATGAGTTTACATCAAGAAAGAACGCATCCTGAATTTGTAGAGGGATGCTTTGGTTGCAAGATTAGTACTCTAGAGTTAGCACCTGGAGATGCTAGAAAACCAATTGCCCAAAAAAAATGGGACGGAGAATTGGCTGCTTATCGGGCTGCTAGAGCCGAAGGTATCCAACCAGGAGGGACAACTTGGCGGCAAATTAATGCAGCACGGGAAGCCTCTGAAAAGTTAAACAAACCATATAATGCAGACACTATGCCAGCGGCTCAAAAGATAGACCAACGGGTAGCAAACACAATGCGAGAGGTAGGAATGTAATGCCAAAAGTAGGAAATAAAAAGTTCCCATACACAGCCAAGGGAAAGGCTGCAGCCAAGGCTTATGCTAAGGGTGAGAAGATGGAATCCAAATCTGAAAAGATGATGGAAATGAAAAAGGGTATGAAAAAAGTAGCAAAGAAAAAGAAGAAGTAATATGGCTGTTAAAAAACAACAATTACACCCAAAAGTTTATAAAGCAAGGGTTGATAATGCTAAAAAAATTATATCAAAAATGGACCCTACTGTAAAAACAGCAATTGAAAAAATGTATTTAAATAAAAAAACAAAACCTAAAGCAAGACCAACTGTTGTTTCAAAAGTAAAAGGTAAGCCTACTCCACTTAAGGTAAAACTTACAGGTAAAGATGCTATTAAGGAATTTCAAAAGTCAATATCTCCTAAAGGCATGGCTAAGACTAAAGCAGAACAAACT